TCCTGTTCTCGCTCGACCCGAGACTGAGGGCCCAGGATCTGATCATGTACTGCTCGCAGGACTTCGCCGACAAGTACAACGAGGCCTACCTGCTCACGCACGGCGGCATCGTGTACAACAACAAGTACGACCAGACCACGGTGGAAGGCAGCAATGGCCGCCTGACCATTGTTCCCCTGTACAACAAGATGGACAGCAAGTTCATCCATGTCACCGCCAAGAGCAACATGCTCGTTGGCTACGACCAGATGAGCGATGTCGAGTCCATCCTGGTGAAGGAGTACGAGCCCTTCATCCTCTCGTACATCGCCACCATGTTCTTCGGCGTGCAGTTCGAGAGCATCGACTACCGCCGCATGAAGGTCATCGAGCTGGCCGCCTGATGACCGGCAATCATGTTTAACCCTCAACAACGACTAGAATAATGGCAAAGACCGTTTGTTCAACCATCCAACAGTCGCTCGCCTGGTGCCAGGGAACTCCCGAGCTCCCCGGCATCAAGCGTCGCATCTACTACATCAGCAAAGACCAGATCGTGGCTTGGCCCTCGCTCACCTACGACGCACTCGGCCGTCTGACCAGCGCAGCCTACACGGGCAGCTTCGTGCTTGCAGCCGACGCCACCTGGAAGTTCATCGACATCCTGACCGACAAGTCGCAGTTGACCAGCGAGGCCCAGGGAGAGTTCCCCAGCCAGACGCAGCTCAACAAACTCGTGGCCGTCCATCCCAGTGTGGGCGTGGAGGCTTCGGCCCTGTCTGCATACGTCAACAACAACGACTGCGTCTATCTCGTTGAGACCGTCCGCGGGCAGTTCCGTGTTGTCGGCAGCGAGAAGTGGCAGGTGAAGTCCACTGTAGCCCAGGATCTGGGCCAGGGTGCTACCGGCACGACCAGCACCACCCTCAACGTGGAGGCCACCGACGAGTGCCCCGCTCCGTTCTACTACGGTGAGATCGTCACTGAGGACGGTGTCATCAATGAGGATGACGGAGGCGGCAACGGTGGTGGTACAATCATCCCGTGGAATCCCCATGATGGTTTGACCCCCGTTGACGGCACTGGCGGCAAGGATAACGGGCTTGATGATGGCACGAGCAATCTGAATCCGTCCAACCTCCTCAACCCTTCGCCTGAAGGCGACGATGATGGCGGCGAGGATCCTAACGCCAATGCCGCAAGGTAATCCGTAATGGACGACGATAGCAATGGCACCGGGAGAACTTCGGTCGACTTGAAAGGGGTCTTGAACGACATCACCTTCCCGACAGCCGACCTGGGTTCTCTCGATGTCTCGTTGCCGAGCGTCGAGACGCACCCTGCACAAAAGGATTTGTTCGAGGTGCAGAAGCGCAAGTCGTGGGACAAGTCCACCGAAGCGCGGTGTGACTTCTCCTACAGACTTCGCCTGACGCGCCGCTCGGACATCAACTTCATCTCCATCTGGCAAAAGACCGTCTACGGACGGACGCTCACCGACATCAAGGGCGACCCCGATATGGTGGCGTTTTTTGCCGACAACATCTGCCCCGTGATCAAGGAGATGCTGGGCTATAACCTCCACTTGGGCTCCTGGTGCATATGCACTTCGCCTAAGAGAAGGCATAAAGTCAAGAACTTCGCCACGCTTATCAGCGAGAGACTGGGCCAGATGCTGGAGATTCCGTTTTACGAAGATGTGGCATTTTGCCACACCAAGCAACGGGTGAACGCGGTTTTTGAGTTGAATGTGCTGCCCAAAGAGCCCAACATCATCGTTTACGATGACTTTGTGACAACCGGGCAGACACTGGCGGCCATGAGGAGACTCCTCCAGCCGCTGGGCAAAAACCTCGTCTGGTTTACAAATGTAAATAATAAATTATAGAACGTAAACAAACTATGAACCAGAAGTTTACAGAGAAGGTGCAGGCATGGCTTGCCCAGGACGCTGAGCAACGAGATTACGCTGAGGGCGCCAAGCTTTTGCTCCAGCTCACGGGCAATCAGATCATGTACCGCAACCTCATGGTCAACCCGAAACGCAGGGCCGAGTTCATCGAGTACCAGCTGAAGAAGCGCCTGTCGTTCCGCCTCAACCAGGTCACTCATGAGCAGGTTGAGGCGATGCAGGCACAGGTGGACAAGATTGTGGTCAACCGCAATCTTGAAGTCAAGCAGCAGCAACCTGCCAATGAGTTCAAGGCGGGTAAGCGTGCTGACCACGACCAGCTGCCCGATGAGATCCAGGCCCTGTATGTGGAGAATCTTGGCATAGTCCAGAAGATGCGTGAGCTTCACCTGAAGCTGCGCTCGCTTTCCCTGGAGAATGCCACCTGCCCCGACAGTGAGCGCTACCCTTTCCTCAAGGAACTCATCGGCCTTGATAAACGGCTGCACTCCAACTGGGAGCAGTACGACCACTACACCGGCATGGACGGCGAGCAGCGTCTCACCGCCGATGTCCGTGAGGAGAGCAAGAAGGCCGTCCGTCTGATCAATCTTGCCAAGGGACGCTACCGCAAGAACCCCAGCGAGGAACTGAAGGCTCAGATCCTCGCCAACTATGCCAAGGTCATCAACCCAACCGAGAAGATGACTAAGGAACTCAAGGAATTGGGAATCTTATAATAGAAAAACCCTTATACACTTGCACCTCGATGCTCCAATTGCAACAGCCTCAAGCGATAAGGGTTGTTTATTCTCAATCCTGCACAGCCTTAATACCAGCTGTAGTGCAGAAATGAGGTGATGGCTTAACGATGGATAAGGTATAGACTGCACACAGTTTGCCTCTGTCATGTGGTATAATACCGCCGAGTCGAATGTGCTGACACTGCTATACCACAAGCCCACATCGTTTTGCGCCGCAAAGATAAAACAAAAAGATGAAACGCACCGCCGACATATCGGATTTTTTGCAGCCGTTGAGAGATAAACCTTACCAGGCTTATCTCTCCAACGCCCTGCAGGTGGCCGACGTTCTCGACTGGGTACTGCAGCAACTCGGCAAGTCCGAAGTGTGGCAGACCTCATTCTCGATCTCCGAAGAGTTCATCCGCAGGCTGTTCTTCATCGAGAAGTCGGGCCTCGTTACCAAGTTCAACCTGGTGCTCGACCACAAGGCCACCAACAAAACCCTCAAGCTCTGGGCGTTCATCACACAGGTCATCAACACGACCTACCTGGCCGACAACCACAGCAAGGTCTTGCTCGTGCGCAGCCAGAAGGGAGAGGTAGTCAGTATCATCACGTCACAAAACCTCACACGCGGTAACCGATGTGAGAGTGCCGTGGTGACGACCGACCTCGACATCTTCCGAACGCTCCACGCACAGATCCAGGATTTAATCACCAATCATTCCGTTCCGCTCAATGAACTATTCGCAAGAAGAATTGCAGCAGATTGAGCAGTTCGCCTCAATCTACCTGAAGATATCGGACATGGCGGTGATCCTCGGCATCCCTGCCGAAGTTCTCCGCTCAGATATCGCTGACCGCACCACCGAGGTAAGCCAGCGTTACCTCCGTGGCAAAGCGGCATCGAAAGTGAAGCTCCACCACCAGGAGATGATGCTGGCGCAGGTCGGCTCTCCGCTGGCCATCGAGAATGCCCACCGCAACCTGCTCGATATGGAAGATGACGAGTGACCATGGCACAGCTCGAGACGCTTGAAATATGCCGCATCGACCTGTTCACGGCGCAGGAAGAGCTTCAGCAACGCTACACTGATGACGTTGTTGAACGCATCCTGCGCATCCGTGAAGAGTATAACTGGTTCATCGCAAACCCTGACGCTAAGGACCGCCAGTTCATTGAGAATGCGGTGAGCCGCTTCGGCATACACAAGTCGCTCGCTTACCGGGATCTCGGTGTTATCAAGGCGCTGCTGCCTCACCTGGCGCAGGCCAGCCGTGACTTCCATCGCTATCGATACAACGAGATGATCCTTGAGACCTACCAGATGGCCAAGAAACGCAAGGACACGAAGACCATGGAGAAGGCGGCATCTTCTTATGCCAAATATAACCGTGTGGACTTGGAGGACGAGCAGGCGGTCCCTTATGATATGATCGTGGTGCAGCCCTTTACCGCTACAGACGACCCGTCAGTGTTGGGCATCAAACCGATGCCAAGGCTACAAGAGCGCATTCAGGAACTGCTACACAAATACCAGGCAGAGAACATCGATATTGAGGATGTCGAGTTTGAGGAGGCTGATCTGGAGGAGTCCACACTATTCCCACCCACCACCCAGTTTGACGACAAAACCGATGGAGAAGAAAATATACTTTAACACCCCCCAACGCCTGACCCAGTTGATTGGGGCCAATACCACCGTCATCGTGGCGGGGCGACGAACCGGTAAGACGGATTCTATTGCCTCGCCATTTGTACTGCGCAATATGCAACGCATGCCTGGCAGCACCGGCGGTATTGTAGTGCCCACCTACAAGCATGGTCTGACAAACACCATCCCCGGCTTGTTGGCGGCATGGAAACGCTGGGGCTTCGTGAATGGCATTCACTACGTCATAGGCCGACGGCCGCCTAAATCCTTCGGTAAGCCAATCATCGAGCCTGCCGAGTATGAGCATGTCATCACCTTCTACAACGGTTCCTGCGCCATCATCATATCTCAAGACCGACCTGGCTCTAGCAACTCGTTGACCCTCTCGTGGCTCCTGATCGATGAGGCCAAATTCATCGATTACGAGCGACTCAAGGACGAGACGCTGCCTGCAAATGGTGGCATCAAGTCTTATTTCGGTCACCACTCGTTCAATCACTCAGTAATGATACTCAGTGATATGCCGCAGACGCAGAAAGGCTCATGGTTCCTTCATTATCAGGACAAGATGGACACTGACCTTATCGAGACGATCAAGGGCACCATCTATGAGATATGGAAGACCAAGGAGCGCATCCGCCAGCTTAATGCCAAAGGCGAAACTGTGCCGAGCTACCTGCGCAACTACCTCCGGCAGTTGGACAGGAATCTCAACAAGATGCGCTCTGTGGCCGTCTATTACAAGGAGTACTCCTCGATCGAGAACCTGCAGCTGCTCGGCGAGTCGTACATCAAGCAGATGAAGCGCGACCTCACACCCAAGACGTTTCAGACATCCATCCTTTGTCAACGCATCGGCATTGCCAAAGACGGATTCTATTCGTCAATGCGTGAGGCCCACAAGTATAACGCCAGTGACTTCGAGTATCTTGACAGTCTCGGCTATGACTTCAATGATACGCAACTCGATAGCCGGGCGGACAAGGACTTGAACCCTTACGCCCCAATCTGCATCGGGATGGACTATAACGCCAACATCAACTGGATTGTGGCGGGGCAGCCCAGCGGACGCCGCCTGAACGTGATCAAGTCCTTCTACACGAAGTTCGAGCGCAAAATCCCCGCCTTGATTGACGACTTCTGCCGCTACTACGCACACCACGAATGCAAGATTGTCGTGTACTATTACGACAGTACCGCCCTGGGCGGCAACTATGCCGTGAACGAACAGGACTTCCACTGGGTGGTGTGCCATGAGTTCGAGCGGCACGGCTGGCAAGTCGAGGACATCAACCTGGGAAACCCCATGCGGCATGATGAGAAGTACCTGCTCATCAACCAGGGCTTTGCCGGTAAACAACGGCTCATGCCGATGTTTAACCGCCAAAACAATGATGACCTCATCCTCGCCATCCAGACGGCGGGCGTCGTGCGTGGCCGCAACGGCTTCCGCAAGGACAAAGGCGGTGAGAAACTCGCCGAGACGGAGGAAGACCTGCTGCAGCACCGCACGGACGGCACGGACGCTTTCGACACCCTCTACATCGGCTGTGAAAAGTTTCCGTATCGTGATACCTTTGGTATCAATTCCAGCGGCGTCCTATGATTTGGCATAGTTTTTGCAATGATTTTCAATAGCCCTAAATCTCTGTCCTCCAAAAAAATACCGAAATTTTTAAGATAAATTAAGCCGATAATGACAACATCTGGCACTAGCCATAGGTTATTTTGCAATTTGGTTGACTTTTGCCTGCCTTGTGTCACAGCACCTGTAGCAGGAATGTTTAACCAAATAAATACTTAAGGCCTTATGGTACATTTAGTATTTTCACATCAGCCCTACGCAACGATGAGTAGCTTTGGGCTATTGCCTGTCGTCAGGCTTAAATGGCGACCAAAGCGTTTCCCGTGTGTGGCATACGTCTATGCCATCGAAGAGTCAGAAAGTGATGCCGACAACCCGATTGAATGGTGGCAGGAGTACATCAACCAAAAGAAATTCGGTAACATACCGAATAGAAGTTGGCTTCCTGTCAACGCACTCATCGGTAAGGTCGAGATCACAGGAGAAACGGACGTCCCAGGTCTTTACTACATCACAAACGCCCACCAGTTCGTCGCTCCGCTCGATGTTCCTATTGAGGATCTCCCTCAATGGGAGAAACATCTCGGTCGTCTGTACTCTACAGTTTTCATTCCCGATGTGCCTAGTCTGAGCGATGAAGAGTCTATGCTTTCTTTGCCCCTCGATGTGTTCGACTTCGAGGTGTCGAAGTTTGACGGCAAAATCTGTCTCGAACTCGCTGGCAGCCTGGCAAAGCTCGTTCTTGACGAAAACGGGATGCTCAAGCCTTTCACCAAGTTCAAGTTGTGGAACGGCAGAGTCGGCATGTCTTATCTCGTGGATGACGAGACTTGTATCCGCTACGAGATGAATGAGAATAGTAGCGACCTCAAACGCTACCCCAGCCTGTTCTCACCAGACGGCTACACGTTCCGCGCGTGGCTGATTCTCTCGACCAAACATCCTCTGAATGACTGATTTTTCACGGTATTACAATGCCATTTGAAAAAATGTCATTATCTTTGCGGTGTCATCAGCAACGATTGACACATTGCAAGTCTAGATGAACATTATACAGCCTGATCTATTGAAAACGTAGGAAACTTTCAAGATTACTGTCAAGGTCGTATAGTGGTTCACCCTTATGGCGTGAACTGCTAAACACCGACAGTAAGGTTCCACCTACGTACCCCAATAGATGGTGTGATGTGGTTCGCGCCACTTTTTATTTACAATAACCAAGACAATGATACCACCAATCTGTCAACCGATTTAGGCGTACCATAAAAATAGTGTCAACCAAGTCAGTTTACCGCTCTCAAAACCTGTCAACCGTTTTAGGAAAATGACTCGTTTTAACCTTTTTCCATTTTCCAGTGCCAGGTATTTGGCACACCTTTGCACTACCTTTGCAGCGTGAGCCACTTGTTGTACCCTGTGCTATGGTTTCCTACAACCATCAGTTAGGTGCCCAAAGGCTTGCACTCTTTAATTGTCATCAAATTCTCATTTTTGAACGCCTGTTGATCGTTATTACATGAAAAATTGGTAACTTTGCGTATCATTAAGGATTCTAAATCCCTTATCTATATGGCGACACAAAGCGAAGCGGCATTGGAACAAGGGCTGATTAAAGCCCTGCAGGATATGAGTTATGAATACGTGAAGATTTCAGAGGAAACGAATCTTCACGCCAACTTCAAGGCTCAATTGGAAAAGCACAACCGAAAAGAACTGGCGAAATTCGGACGCGAACATTTCACGGATACAGAGTTTGACCGAATCCTCATTTACCTTGAGGGTGGCTCGCGTTTCGACAAAGCGAAGAAACTGCGTGACCTGTTCCCGCTCGACACCGAGGACGGCAAACGCATCTGGGTCGAGTTCCTCAATCGCCAGCAGTGGTGCCAGAACGAGTTCCAGGTGAGCAACCAGATAACGGTTGAGGGACGCAAGAAATGCCGATATGATGTCACCATCCTCATCAATGGATTGCCGCTTGTCCAAATTGAATTGAAGAAACGCGGCATTGAGTTGAAACAAGCCTACAACCAGATACAGCGTTATCACAAGACTTCGTTCCATGGCTTGTTTGACTATATCCAGATCTTCGTGATTTCGAATGGCGTCAACACACGTTACTTCGCCAACAACCCGAACCAGGGCTACAAGTTCACGTTCAACTGGACGGACAAGCAGAATAATGCGTTCAATGACCTGAACCTCTTCGCTGCGATGTTCTTTGACCGCTGTACCATCGGCAAGATGATCAGTAAATACATCGTGCTGCATGAGGGCGACAAGTGTCTGATGGTGCTGCGCCCCTATCAGTACTATGCTGTGGAGGAAATCCTTGACAGGGTGCAGAACACGAACAAGAACGGTTACATATGGCATACAACGGGGGCCGGCAAAACACTCACATCCTTTAAGGCCGCGCAACTCGTGAGCGAAGTGGACGGCGTTGACAAGGTGATGTTCGTCGTTGACAGGCACGACCTCGACACGCAAACGCAAAGCGAGTACGAGGCGTTTGAGCCTGGTGCCGTCGATAGCACCGACAGTACCCGTGAATTGATCAAGCGGCTGGGCAGCAACAGCAAAATCATCATCACGACGATACAGAAACTTAATGTGGCTGTTACACGTGACCGCTACAACAAGAAGATACAGGACTGCCAGGGCCAACGCATCGTCATGATTTTTGACGAGTGCCACCGCAGCCACTTCGGCGAGAGCCACAAGAACATTGTCAACTTCTTCCAGAATAGCCAATGCTTCGGCTTTACGGGTACTCCCATCTTTGCAGAAAATGCAGTCAATCAGCATACGACCAAAGAGATCTTTGGCGAGTGTCTGCACAAATATCTCATCAAGGATGCCATCGCTGATGAGAATGTGCTTGGATTCCTGGTGGAATACTATACGGGTAACTTGGATCTGAACACGGCCAATGAAGACCGCATGAAGGAGGTTGCACAGTTCATACTGAACAACTTCAACAAGTCAACGATCGACGGTGAGTTTGATGCGATATTCGCCGTTCAGTCGGTGCCGCAACTCATCCAGTACTACAAGATTTTCAAGACCCTTGACCCGAAGATTTCTATCGGCGCGGTGTTCACCTATGCCCAGAACCCCGACCAGGATGATGATAACACCGGAATGAATGCGGGCTTTGCTGACAACGCCACGCAAGGGGACGAGCTGCAGGCCATCATGGACGACTACAACGCCAGGTACGGCACGGCTTTCTCAATCGAGAATTTCAGTGCCTACTACGATGATATCAACCGCCGTATGAAGAAGAAGGATCCGTCGATGAAACCGCTCGACCTGCTTCTTGTGGTGGGCATGTTCCTTACGGGCTTTGACAGCAAGAAACTCAACACGCTTTATGTGGACAAGAACATGGAGTATCACGGCTTGCTGCAGGCGTTCAGCCGCACCAACCGCGTGTTGAACGAGAAGAAGCGTTTTGGCAAGATCGTCTGCTTCCGTGACCTCAAAGAGAAGGTGGATGACGCCATCAAGCTGTTCAGCAGCACAACGAGCCCCGAGGAATTGGGAACCATCGTGCGGCCTCCGTTTGAAGTCGTCAGGCAAGAGTACAATGAACTGGTCGAGAAGTTCAAGGTGACTTACCCCACAGTCCAGGGGATAGACCAGCTCATCGATGAGAACGACAAGCGTGACTTCATCCTCGCTTTCAGGGAAATCCTGAAGAAACACGCAGAAATGCAGGTGTACAACGAGTTTGACGAGGACGATGAGGAACTGGCGATGCCTGAACAGGAGTTCATGGACTATCGCAGCAAGTACCTGGATATGGCACTGGGCAACATGGATGCCCAAGTGGCCGCAGAACCGTCGGATGAGGAACAGCAGACCATCGAGGACATTGACTTCTGCCTGGAACTCCTTCACAGCGATATCATCAATGTGGCTTACATCCTGCAGCTCATCGCCGAACTCAACCCGTCGGACGAGGATTATCCTGAACGCCGCCGACACATCATCGACACGATGATTAAGGATGCTGAAATGCGCAACAAGGCTAAACTCATCGACGGATTTATCCAGCAGAATGTGGATAATGACCGTGACGGCTTTGAGCAAGCCAAAGCCGACGGCACGATGGATCTGGAGTCAAAGCTGAATGCCTACGTCAAGGATGAGCGAGACCGCGCCATCAAGGATCTGGCCCAAGAGGAGGATATTCCTGTCGAGGTGTTCGACACCTTCTTGAGCGAATATGACTTCTTGAGAAAACCAAAACCCGAGATCATTCAGAAAGCCGTCAAAGAGAAACACCTGGGACTCTCAAAGACCCGCAGAACGGTCAATCGCATCATTGACCGTCTGCTCAATATTATTGATATCTTTAACTGGGACTAAACAAATAAACACAATATGAGCGAAGAACTTCAACAGAAACTGCGCAACCAGTTGTGGACGGTTGCCAACACCCTGAGGGGTAACATGAGCGCCGGCGAATTCATGTACTTCTCCTTGGGCTTTATTTTCTATAAATACCTGTCGGAGAAAATCGAGAAGTTTGCCGACGAGATCCTTGCCGATGACAAGGTGACTTTCAGAGAATTGTGGAAACGCAGCGACGCGGATGCCGTGGAACTGAAGGGTGACGTCAAGACCGAGTGCCTTGAGAATATTGGCTACTTCGTTGAACCGCCTTTCCTGTTCTCGTCCATCATCGAGAGCATCAAGTTCAAAGAAAACATACTGCCCATGCTGGAGAGATCATTGAAGCGCATCGAGGACAGCACACTCGGACAAGAGAGTGAGGAGGACTTCGGAGGCCTGTTCAGCGACATTGACCTGGCTTCGCCGAAACTCGGCAAGACTGCCGATGACAAGAACACGCTCATCAGCAATGTGCTGCTGGCGCTCGATGACATCGACTTCGGACTGGATGAAGCCAGCGAGATAGATATCCTCGGCGATGCCTACGAATATATGATTTCGCAGTTCGCGGCAGGGGCCGGCAAGAAGGCTGGAGAGTTCTACACACCCCAGGAGGTGAGCCAAATCCTCGCTGACATCGTGACAACGGGAACGGCTCGCTTGCGCAATGTGTATGACCCGACTTGCGGCTCTGGCTCGTTGCTGATTCGTGCGGCACGCAATGGACGGGCTGAGGACATCTTCGGGCAGGAAAAGAACCCGACGACGTTCAACCTGGCACGAATGAACATGCTGCTGCATGGCATCAAGTTCAGCAACTTCTCTATCGAGAATGGGGACACGCTCGAAGCTGACGCTTTTGAAGACCGGCAGTTTGACGCGGTGGTGGCAAACCCGCCCTTCAGCGCAACGTGGAGCGCCGACACGAAGTTCTTGAGCGACGACCGCTTTAGCAAGGCGGGCGTACTCGCTCCTAAGTCAAAAGCGGACTATGCCTTTATCCTGCACATGGTACACCACCTCAACGAGGGGGGCACCATGGCCTGTGTCGCACCACATGGCGTGCTGTTCCGTGGTAATGCCGAGGGCAAGATCCGCCAGTTCCTGATAGAGACGAAGAACTACATCGATGCGATCATTGGACTACCGGCCAATATCTTCTATGGCACGAGCATCCCTACCTGCATCCTCGTGCTGAAGAAGTGCCGCGAAGAAGATGACAACATCCTCTTCATCGATGCCAGCAAGGAGTTTGAGAAGGTGAAGACGCAGAACAAGCTGCGCCCTGAACATATCGAGAAGATCGTTTCGACCTATCGGGAACGAAAGGAAATTGAGCGTTATAGCCACCTGGCTTCGCTCGATGAAGTGCGTGAGAATGACTATAACCTCAATATTCCTCGCTATGTCGATACCTTCGAGGAGGAGGAACCGATTGACGTCCAAGCGGTCATGGCCGACATCAAGAAACTTGAAGCCGAACGGGCTGAGCTGGACAAAGAAATTGAGGGCTATCTCAAAGAATTAGGTATTGTGTAAACAGATTTTGATGATGGAAAAAGAACAAAAGCCCACCACCGTATCCGATGCTGCTCCCGCACGCAAAGAGCAGACGCTGTTTGATGACGTGTGCCTGATCATTGACTCGGCCAGACAACGGCTTGCGACCTACGCTAATGCCGAGGCTGTCAAAATGAATTGGAGCGTTGGCAAACGCATCAAGGAAGACATCTTGCACAACCAGCGTGCTGAATATGGAACTTACATTTATAAAACGCTCTCTGAACGACTCACACAGAGGTATGGCAAAGGCTGGGGAGAAGAGAAACTGAAACATTGTGTACGCAGCGCGTACGTTTTCTCTGAAGAACAAATCATGTACGCATTGCGTACACAATTGTCCTGGACCCATATCCGTACCTTGATGGGCGTCAACGATGAATTGGCTCGTCATTTCTACATGGAAATGAGCCATATTGAGCACTGGAACACCAGGACGCTTGAGGAAAAAATTGACAGTCAGCTCTACGAGCGTACGGCTATTAGCCGCAAACCTGAGGACGTTATCCGCAATGAGCTTGCCCAAGTTGGTGAGACCAATCAGATCCTGCCAGACATGGTGTTCCGCAGCAGTTATTTCCTTGATATGCTTGGTTTGCCCGATGCTTTCAGCGAAAACGACCTGGAATCGGCAATCATATCACAGATCCAGCTGTTCATTAAGGAACTGGGCACAGACTTCGCTTTCCTTGACCGTCAAAAACGCATCACTGTTGACGCGGTGGATTACTATATCGACCTGCTGTTTTACCACCGTGGGCTGAAACGCCTTGTGGCTATTGACCTCAAACTGGGAAAGTTCAAACCTGAATATGAGGGACAGATGCTGCTTTATCTGCGCTATCTCAATAAAAATGACCGTCGGCCTGACGAAGAATCTCCAATCGGGCTTATCCTGTGTTCCGAGGGCAATACCGAGCACATCGAGTATCTGATGCTTGACGAGAACAGCTCCATCAAAGTCGCTCAATATTACACTCAACTGCCCGACAAGAAACTGCTTGCCGACAAATTAAAACGTGCTATAGCTATAGCAAGGGAGTATCAACAAGAAAACAAGCCAAAAGTTATTGCCAAAGGAGACGTCAATCCTTAATGAGTTTTTTTCAACGCTGATAATGATATGACTACAGATAAACATAATAAACGCCCAAATGTCCCCCCTTTGCGATTCCCAGAGTTTACAGGTGAATGGCGAAAACTAACAATAGATGATATCTGCTCTGAATTTCAAAGTGGAAAGTTTATAAGAGCGGACATGATTCAAAAACAAGGAACCATCCCTGTCTATGGTGGGAATGGTTTGCGAGGTTATACAGACACATATAATCATGTAGGAGATTATGTGCTGATAGGTCGTCAAGGTGCTTTATGTGGCAATGTAAGGTTTGTAACTGATAAGACTTACATTACGGAGCATGCAATCGCTGTAAAAGGCACAAATGATAACAATACAAAATTTCTACAATATCTATTCGAAAAAATGAATTTGGGGCAATATTCCGACCAGTCTGCTCAACCAGGATTGGCTGTGAATAAGTTGCTGAAATTAAAAATCTCCATTCCCTATAAGAATGAGCAACAAAAAATAGCGAAGCTATTGCACATACTTGATGAACGTATAACTACTCAAAGCGGGCTGATTAACAAACTTGAGTCCTTAATCAGCGGGATATGTAAGCAATTTCATGATAAAACAGAAAACTGGATTCAGGTCTCATTTATTGAATTAGGCGAAGACTATTCTGGCTTAACCAATAAATCTGCTGGAGATTTTGGTAAGGGTAA